GGGTCCACGTCGAAGATTTGCACGGACTCCCGCTTGAAGTCCCACACCGCCTTGGTGAAGCCCCGACCGCAGATGGACGCGTTGGTCGCCGTCTTCCACAGCGTAGCGTGCATGTTGTTCCGCTGAAAGCAATCATTGATGAGCGCTTCGCGGAACTGTGCGGCAGGCTGCAGGGGCTTCTGCCTAGCCATGACGGTGACCTGCGGGTTCTGCGGACAGACATTCGCGATCATCGTGTCGATGTAGGCGTACGGGTAGTTGGTCTGGAAGTTAATGTCCTCCTCTTCCAGAATCTCCGTCGAGCCTGACGGACGGTCAGAGTCCGCGCCCCAGTACTCGGCGACGTACCACGACCGCCAGCGGTCCCAGTCGCGGCGCTCGATGCGAGACTTGGCGCGGTGGGTCTTGATGATGCCCTGGATTTGCTTCTGGGTCAGTCCCACAGCTACCGCCTACGTCGTGAATCCATCAGTTCCTGCTGCCTAATCCCTTCGGCTTCAGCGAGAGCCTGTTCCTCTAGCCGCTTCAACTCTTTGAAAGCTGCATCGGACGCTGGTGCATCACTGACTCTGTAGAATATCTTGCCGAGAGGGTCTGTTGGCGGGTCAGTCTTGAACTTTTCCTGGTAGTCGCGTACGAGGGCTTCGTAAAGCTCTCGATGCGAAGCGTCGGGAGAAAGTCCTAGCTCTACTGCCTTTTCTTCTTGCAGTCTGTCCAATTCCTTGCGCCGAATACGGTCTAGCTGGACCCGCGCAGTGCGCTCTTCCTTCTCTGCCCGCTCCTCGGCAAGAGCCTTTTCCGCAGCAGCTTCTCGCATCTGCCGCATCTTCACGACAGAAGGCGCTTGCTGAATCTTCTCTTGAGCGCGTGCTCTGATTGCTGCGGGGTCATCTTCGAGAACTTCTGTCTTTTCAGACTCTGCCATCACCGCCTCCTGCGGGGATAACGTGCTCGCACACGCCGCTTGTTCGACTTGTTACCAGCTTTCCGATATTCCTGCAACTGCTCGTACGTCATGTCACGGAACAGCACGACATTGTCCAGTTCTGCTGGCTTCTGGTCCTGCTTGTATCTGCGCGGCGCAGCCCTCGCGACCACACAAGCCAGCTGTAGAGCAGACACCTTGTCCCAGTGATGTCGGTCACGCCGCCTGCCCTTGCTCGTTGCGTTGAGCAGTTCAGAAGATGCCGACCGCTCGGTCGACTTGTCTTCGCGGTAGGAGCCCAGCTGGCCTACCGTGTCCGCGTCGTTGAGCACCATGCAGTCCATCAGCGCATCCTGAAGGTAGGATAGCATCTGCGGGACAGACTTCGAGGTGGCAGCGATGCCAGGCTTGTACGCCTTCTCGTAATACAAGTTCGGGTAGGACATCTCTTCGAGCAGTGCGAGCGTGGCTACACCGACGCCGTTCGACTCGACACCGAGCAAGGCATTGTTGTACTTGCGCCCCACCTTGTTCAGACGCTTGGCGAAGTCGACCGGGTCCGTCGTGTCGCCGAAGCAGGCCACCTGCGTCCACTCGTTGTCGAAGACCTTGAAGACCTGGAACGCAGCGTGGTCCCGCGAGGCGTAGCCCGCAGGGTCAGCGCCGATGACGTAGACCGCTCCCGGCTCTGGCTGCTCGTACTCCATGTACGGCGCCTTCCACTCACACAGCGTTGACTCCTCGTGCTTCTTCAGCACGTCAGGCCGGAAGACGCAGCCCGCTGTCGCCACCCAGCACGACACGTCGTCAAACGGGTAGTACACCTTGAACAGGTCAGGGTTGCGGCGAATCTCGTCGTCTGTCTCCATCATTAGACGGCGGAACGACAGGTGCTGCTTCTTTAGCCCGAGGTGGCCGTAGCGTTCGAGCAGCTTGGTTTCTTCGAGAGTCAGCGCGCTGTTCTTCGGCCACGCACGCATGTTGAGCTTGCCGTCCCAGAACGGGAAGAACGCGTACACCCAGCGACCGTAGCCCCGCTTGGCGTTGCGGCACTGGTCCTTCCACCAGTCCGCCGAGGGCATGGACATCGGCGCGGGGGTGGACTCCAGCAGGATGTGGGCGTGGTCCCGGTTAATCATGGACGGGTAAATCATTGAGAACTGCCCACCGGCATCCCGCCAGTAGGGCAACTCGGAACCGTGGAAGTTGTCCGGCGACTGGCCGATGCCGACAGCCCCTGTCTCGCCAGACAGGACACGCATCTTCCCGCCGTGCTGGAACGACAGCTGCCGGACCTCTCGGTTGGGTACGGTCGGTGCCCGCACAACCCCAGGCCAGTTCTGATGCACCATGTGCACGCGGCGGTGCAGGTACTCGGCCCGGTCCTTGTTGTCTGCGATACAGACGTGGTCATAGCCCGGGGTGTAGGCGGCCTTTACGTAGCCGCACAGTTCGCCGGTCAGCGACTTACCGCCCTGCCGATAGCCCAGCAGGTTGAGCCACTTCGCCTGCCCCGCGTCTGTCCGAGGCGGGTCGGCATAGTACGACACCACGGTCGCTTGCAGCTTGTCCGTGATGGCGAACGGGTCGTACTTGATTTCCTGCCCTGTCTTCTGGTCGATGATGCGCCCGTACGCGGCCAGGCTGATTGCCGGGTCGCGCAGCGCATCCAGAGCTTCGGCAGGAATGGCACTCACTTCTGCTTCTTCTGCTTCTTCTTATCGGCTTCCTTCTCCAGCGCCATCCGCGCAGCCGCCAGCCTCTTTTCCTTGCGGTTCATCTTCCCGTATCCAGTCTGCATGGTAGCTCCTACCACTTCACTCGGTTGGCCCAGTACGCCGCAGACAGCTTGCCCTTGGCGATGTTCTTCGCGTGGCGTGCCTTGAAGGACGCCCGCTTCTTCCGCATCTTGTCGCCTTCGCCCTTCTTGGGCTTTCCGGCTGTCTTCGCGCCCTGCTCTCCGAAGCGGATGAGCTTGACCGTGTTGCCTTCCTTGGCCAGCACGATGTGAGACTTCTTCGGGTGGTCAGGCGTCCGCTTGGGCTTGTTGACGCCCGAGAGCCCGTGCTTCTTCTTCAGCGACGCGATGCGAGCGGCAACGCGGGATCGTGCTCCAGCGGACATGGCTACCTCTTCTTCCCTTTGTGAAGCCCGTGCTTGGCGTGCTGTACGCCCTTCTTCCGTGCGGCCCGCTTCACTGCCGTGGCGCGGGCGTACTTCTTGTCGGGCATACTGCGGATGGCGGCCTCGGGGGCGTAAGCCTCACCGGTCGCATCAGGCCCCTGCGTCGATGGCTTCCCAGACTTGGTCCGCCACTTCTGCTGGGTCCACTTGATGAGAGAGCGCTGGGGCTTCTTCTTCGCCATCAGTCCTTGTACCCCCCGCCTGCCTTCTTGTAGGCACTGGCGAGCATCTGGGCCTTCCGCGCAGACCACTGGCCAGGGGCTCCCCCCTTGCCAGCGGACTTGATGCGGTTGAAGAGCCGCTTGCGCATACCAGGTTGGGTGTAGTTCCCAGCCTTGTTCACCTGCGACTTCTTCTCAGCCATGGCTACATCCCCGGCATCGGAGCGCCGCCCATGCCGCCGCCCATGTCACCGCCCATCGGAGCAGGCGGTGCTCCGCCCATGCCTGCGCCCATGTCGTCGGCGGGGCCTTCACCGCCCTCCTTCTCGGCGAGGATGCGATCAATCTCGGCTCGAACAGCCTTGAGGGCCGGGACAGGAAGCTGACCGAGAGCTTCCTTGACCTGCGGTGGGACTTCGCCTTCGCCGGCGGCCTCCATGCCTTCGTCAGGCTTCTCGTCAGCAGCGCCTTCCGGCATCTCGTCCTTGGGCTCGTCCTTCTCTTCGTCCTTGCCCTTGCCCATCGCCTTGTCGACGGCCTTCTTGCGCATCTTCTCAATCATCGGGTTCTTAGCCATTCTGCACCTCAAGACGCTCTGCTGTAGCGCCAGTAGGAAGTTCCTCTGCGTCGAAGTAGTCCCCGCGCAGCTGTTGTGTGTTGCGCTTCACCTGCACGAGTGCCGTGATGACATCCGTGAAGGTGTTGTCGGGAGTACCATCGAGAGAGTTCTTTGCCGAGATGACAGAGAAGTTCAACTCGTGCCACTGCCGAAGCTCAACGGCTACGACGGGGGTGATGCGGCCCTCGATGAGGGCAGCCATGATTTCGCAGTTGAAGCGAATCATGTCGTCGTAGTCATTGATGGGGTTAGCCCTGATGAACTGGGCGACAGCCTGGCGCTTGTCCTTCGGGACCAGCATCAGCCACTGGGCGTAGTCAGACCCAGGAGTCCCTGCGTTGCGGGCTGCGGGAGCGTTCTTCTTCTTACGGGCCATCGTATCCCTCGGTCAGGTGCGTATCTCGCAGGTGTGTGAGTAGGCGAGGTTTCTTCACGGTGTTGAAGATGAGGTGGCCCATGATCTTCCCACTCTGCACCCATGGTGCCAGGTCCTGACGACCGAACACAAAGGGCGACTGCACCAACCGAGGCTTTGCTTTCCGCTCGCCCCCGATGAGGTTGTACCACGAAGCAGGAAGAGGTGACTGGCCGAAGTCCGTTGCCGTCGCCCACACTAGGAACGACGGACGCTCGTGCACCATGAACGTGATGAAGTACCTCATGCGCTCGTAGAAGATGTCTACAGCCACATCGAGGTGCTTTGCGAGCTTGTCCAAGTCAAGCCCGTAGCAGTACGCCATCGTTACGGCGTAGCCGTCGAGCACATCCTTCTGGGAGGGCGGGATGTGGTGGTGCATGTGGATTGAACCTACCTCGCGAGGCGAGGGCACCATCTTCCACCGGAAGGCAGACAGTAGCTCTGGGGGCCACGCCTTCGGAGACACGAACATCTTCTCCTGCCTGATCCACTCCTGCACAAATTGATCCCGCTGCAGGACAATGTCCAGCGCACGGAACACGTGCCCCTTGGTCGCGTTGGGTTGCTTGAGGTTCTTAGGTCGCCAGCGCAGAAGCGTCTGGTACGTCTTCCGCGTGTCACAGCCCCGGATGGGCTTCTGCACAATCAGCGACACGACAGCATTGATGGCCTTGGGTCCAGGTTGAGGTGGCATCAGTGCGCCCTGTTCTCGGACGCAACCAGCGCCTGGGTTGCCGTGATGCGCATACCAATGCCTACCCAGCACCGCGCACTACGGCGCGAGTTGCCGTTGACCTGGTAGCGCGGCTGCGCACGGTAGCCCCGCTCGGACAGCTGGCGGCAGAAGAGGCTGTACCCGACAGGCCGCTGGTGGAAGCCCTCGCACCAGTCGACGTAGGCGATGTACAGGGCCTTCTTGGCCGTGTACTCCTTAGGCCCGAGCACACAGCACTCGGACAGGAACTCGGCCAGTACGTCCATCTCCTCACGGTACTCGTCGGTCGCCATCGTGACCTTGCCCGGAGGACGGAGCCCGTTCTGCTGCCAGTCCTGGCACCCGTCGACCAGACGCTTCAGGATGCCGGGGGCCTCGGCCTTGAGCTTGTCGAGGAAGAACGGGTCCTTTACCTCAATCTTCCTCTCCCACGGCAGGCGCAGGACGCGGCGCCAGATGCCCTCGTCGTTGCCCTTGATGATGGGGCGGTGGTTGGCTGCGATGATGAGCTTGTGGGTCGGGTCGAACTCGTAGAAGTCCTGGCGCATCTTACGGGCTCGGATGCGGTCGGAGCCCGTCAGCTGCTTGATGAGTGCTTCCGCGAATGGCTTGCCCTTCTCCACCTCGCTGTTGGCGACGAACCGTACGCCCTCCAGGTCAGCCACCTCGGTCGGGTGGCTCTCGTTCTGCTTCGCCATGAGGAGCCCTGGGGCGCCCTGGATGGCGTAGTCGCCCAGCACGTGCATCAAGATGAGCAGGGCGGTGGTCTTTCCGTTCTGGCCGGTGCCCTCCATGAACAGAAGCACCTGCTCGGTGCACAGCCCGGTCAGGCAGTAGCCGAAGAACCTGTGGATGAAGGCCACGACCTCCGCATCTCCCATGAATGCGTAGTCGAGGAAGCTGTCCCACACGGGGCAGGTGGCTTCCTCGTCCCATTCGATGGGGCTCACCTTGGTGATGTAGTCCGTCCGGTCGTGCATCGACAGCGTGCCCGTCTTCAGGTTCACCGTCCCGTTCTGGACGTTGAACAGCCACGGGTCGCGGTCCAATCGGTCGGCTGTCACCGCGACACCCTGCTCGGTGGTCGCCAACTGCACCATCGCCCCGAGGGCGCGGGCCGACTCCGACTTCAGCGCGTGCTTCAGCAGTCTCTGCTGCTGTTGGGCGTCGGTACTGGACGCCGCTGCGGCGAAGATGCCCGCAACTGCTGCTTTCGCCCGCCTATGAATGGCCCCATCTACATCTCGCTTCCATCGCTTCCCGTTGAACAGGAACCACTGCCGATAGGTCATGCAGTAGACCATCTCGTGCTGGAATGCGGCCACCATCCGCCGTGCGTTGCCCAAATCCGTCAGATTGGGGGCAGCTGCGGACGATACGCGCACCTGTGCCGGGGTCAGGACGGTATTTGCCCCAAATGGCACCCCAGCTTGGTCCTGAAGGTTCTTCCAGCCCTTTGAGCGGCCCTTTCGGTCCCGTTCGTGGCCCTTACAGGACTTGTGGAGGCAGCCAGCGGCAATTCCGCCGTCCGAGAACTGGATGATGTACGCCGAGCGGTCGGTATGGGCCTCATCCCAGGGGCACACGTCGAAAAGCCACCGCCGACCCGTCCCCTGCCACGGAATCGGGCCTTCTGCGGCCGGAAAGTGGTCCGAGATGTACGCGTCGAGGGCGCCAGTGGGGGTTCCGGCGGCCTTGGAGCCCGAATCGGGGAGCAGAGCGGCCAGTTCGGCCAGCTGTTCCGCCGTTACGGTGCCCTCGGCGGCCTCTTTGGACAGCATCAGGGCTCTACGGTGGGGTCTGTCCTCCGTTTCCTCGCCCTTTCGGGCCACCGTGCCGTACATCTTCCAAATTCGGGACGGATTGAACACCGTTGGGTCCACTTTGGCCCAGTCGTTGTCGAACAGGAAGCCCAGAACGGCCAGAATCCGCCGCAGAACGTCCGGTTCCGTGCCGTCCGTGCGGTACATGAGGTGGTAGCCGTTGCCCGAGGACCCAAAAAGCGGGTCTGGCCAGCCCCTCTTGCGCAGGAAGCCCACCATTGCTGCCGCCAGGGACGCGGCCTGGGCCTTCTCCTCCTCTGTGGCACCGCAGTTCTTGGGTCGCTCGGGGTCGATGTCGATCAGGAGCCACCTGGAGCCCAGGACATCCACGTCCTTGGCCAGTGCACCCCGTGTCGCGGGGGACGCCTGGTTGGTCACGGTGCTCGTGACGGTCGGCTTGAGGGGGTTGGGGGTAAAGTAGACCCCGCCCGCGCCCATGTCGGACAGCTGGGCGGCGGCAGTGGCCATCTTCTCTAGGTCATCGAAGAAGCCCGAGAAGGTCCGGGGGCCTTCAGAGGTCGGAACGTGCAGCGCACGTAGCTCCACGACCTGCCCTTCCTCGCAGATGTACTGCAACGCGGTCAGGGCGTGCTCGGGAGATGCAATCAAAGCCATGTCTGTCCCTCACACCAGCTGCAGGTCGGTGTCGCGATGCCGAAGCACGTAGTCCAACGCGCTCCCGTGGGCCGTGACCCACTCCAAGACATCCGCGTGGGCCACGTACCGACGCCCGTTGGGCATCTTCGACGAGCGCATCTTACCCTGCGCGCAGATGCGGCGAACGTGCTGTGGGTGATATCCCAGTAGGTCCGCCACTTCTTTCATGGTGTAGTAGGGTTTCTGCTGGACTGGGGACGAGTCATCTGCCATTAGGGCCTCCGTGAAGCGTCCATGTTGTAGCATTGTTCCACACCTGTAGCAAGACACAAGCCCGCTGCTGCGGTTTTGTTGTTGCTGCGTTTTGAATGTCGATGGTGGTTTCTCAAAGCAAGTCTGCATACCATGCAATCTGCGACGATGGAAGCTACGTTATCGACGAGAGGGTGCCGAGGGGCCTCTGGGAGCCCCCGAGGGTCGTTTACTACGGTTACTACGTTTTACTACGCCCTTACTACACCCCCTGTAGTAGCGAGAGTGCAGGTCGTCCCTGCCATACGGCCGGTTACTACACTTACTACGCTTTTTTCCACATAGGGCCTATAGAGAAAGTACCCTGACCATGCTACATGTAGCATGGTCAAGAGCCATTTTCAGTTGGTAAGTCTTCTAAACGCCCTAAACGTAGTAAACCAATAACTATCTTGGTGCGACCTGGTCTTTCGTTACTACACTTTTACTACACTTCTGGAAGGGTCCGTGAGAACGTCGGATAGCCCTAGGCTTTCGTGACTACACTTTTCGGCGAGGGCAGCAGGAAGCGTAGTAAAGTGTAGTAAGTTGTAGCATCGCCCTCTGACGGTATCAGGTGGTCGTGTTGAGGGGGGTCTTAGATGATAGTTGATAGTATGAAAGGAGGGATGCTTTGCACTGTCTATCATCATCGGCTGCTGTGATAGACGCACGCCTCCCGGCTCGCCGCCGCTCCGCGCCCGCCCCCGCGTGACATCCTGTGACATCCAGTGACATTC